ATCCGGGAGGAGCAGGTCATGGTTACATAAAAAGGATCTTCATTGACAGGAACTATGAGGATGGAGAGAAGCCAGAGGAGTACTCATTTACTCAGGCGCTTGTGCAGGATAACAACGCTCTTATGGAAGCAGACCCAGATTATGTGCGCTTCCTTGAGCAGTTGCCACCTAAGCTTAAAAAGGCATGGCTATATGGCGACTGGGATATATTTGAGGGGCAGTTCTTTGAAGAGTTCACAGATAACCCTGAGCATTATGAGGACAGGCTATGGACTCATGTTATAGAGCCGTTTGATATCCCTCCGGGATGGAAGATCTACCGCTCCTATGACTTTGGTTATAGTAAACCATTCAGTTGTGCATGGTGGGCGGTGGACTATGACGGAAGGATATACAGGATATTGGAGTTATACGGATGGACTGGCATACCTAATGAGGGCGTGAAATGGAGCCCTGATAAACAGTTTGCAGAGATCAAGAAGGTAGAAGATCAGCACCCATATCTTAAGGGCAAACAGATACAGGGCGTTGCAGATCCTGCCATATGGAATGCAGACACAGGAGAGTCCGTCAATGATGTAGCCCTGCGCCACCATATCTACTTCCAGAAGGGAGACCATGAGAGGATAGCCGGATGGATGCAGATGCATTACCGCATGGCATTTGATGAGAACGGCATCCCCATGATGTATATATTCAAGAACTGCAAGGCATTCATACGTACAATCCCACTACTTATGTATGATGATACAAACGTAGAGGATTTAGATACAGAGCTTGAGGATCATGTAGCTGACGAAGCACGTTATATGTGCATGAGCAGACCTATCAAGCCTCAGCTTGGCAAGAAGGAAATAAAAGCAGAGGACGATCCTCTAAACCAGAAAGTAATTAAACGCAAATCTATTTATGTAAGGAGAGTGTGATGGCTAACGAACCTAACCAGTATGTGCAGAGGGCACAACAGTTTAACAGACCACGGCGCACAGGAAACGTGAATAGCAAAAAGAACAACACAGACTTTAACAAAGGTCTTAACGGAGGGCAGGATGGTTACATACCCACACAGCCTGCTGCCGATAAGATAAACAATCTGCTGCAGGAGCCTCAGACACAGGGTGCTGCGGTTCCTGCTTCCTCCTCTATGCAGCCTCAGCCCACAAGGGCGCTGCCAATAGGAGAAAACGAAGTGCGCAAGGGCATGGAGATACTAAGGAAGTATAAGCAGGGCAAGCAGAACCTTGAGGATAAGATCACTCGCAATGAGAAGTGGTGGAAGATGAGGCACTGGGATCTCATGCAGACAGAGTACACCATTGACGATCCTAAGCCTGCAAGTGGATGGCTCTTTAATGTAATCATATCCAAGCACGCAGATTACATGGACTCTTTCCCTGCATCAGATATCCTGCCAAGAGAAGAGGACGACGTAGAGGAAGCACAGAGGCTTTCCTCTATCATCCCTGTTGTTATGAGGCAGAACGGATATAAGGACGTGTACTCGGATGAAGTATGGTACAAGCTAAAACATGGTACAGGAGTGTTTGGGGTGTTCTGGGATAGCTCCAAGCTCAACGGACTGGGAGACGTAGCTATCAAGTCTATGGATCTTCTCTCTATCTTCTGGGAGCCGGGTATAACTGATATACAAGATTCTGAAAACCTCTTTACTGTAGAGCTTGTATCTAACGCTACACTTGAGCAGCAGTACCCTCAGTGCAGGGGTAATCTCTCAAAGACTAACGACAACCTCATCAAGAAGTATATGTATGATGAGTCCATTGATACCACAGGCAAGAGCGCAGTCATTGACTGGTATTACCACAAGAGGATAAACGGCAAGGAAACACTGCAGTATATCAAGTTTGTGGATGATATAGTGCTTTATGCCACAGAGAATGACACGAAGGTGCCTACTACCACACAGATGCAGCCTGTACTTGATGAGACAGGGGCAGCAGTCCTTGATGAGATGGGGCAGCCTGTTATGCAGCCTGTGGAAGTACCTACAGGAAAGAGCATGGCAGAGAGAGGATTGTACGATCACGGCAAATATCCTTTCGTGTTTGATACTCTTTTCCCTGAGGCAGGTATGCCTGTAGGCTTTGGTTTTGTGGATGTGTGCAAAAATGCGCAGGCTTCCATTGACGTATACAACAACGCCTTTGAAAAGAATGTGCAGTTTGTGGCTTCTCCAAGATACCTTACAAGGAATGACGGAGGCATAAATGAGGAGGAGTTCTCTAACCCTAATCAGCTTCTTGTACACTGTGACGGCAATCTGGGAGAGGACAGCCTAGCGCCAATCAATACGCCTACCTTCATCAATAGCAACTATATCGAGATCCTAAACAGCAAGATCTCCGAGATGAAGGAGACTGCAGGTAACAGAGACGCAACCACAGGAGGCACACAGGCAGGAGTTACCGCCGCCTCAGCTATAGCAGCTATACAGGAGTCCGCAGGAAAGACAAGTAGAGACCAGATAGCTACAACATACGAGACACACAAAGAGGTTGTGTATCTCGTCATTGAACTTATAAGGCAGTTCTACACCATACCCAGACAGTTCAGAATTGTAGGGCGTGGAGGGCAGCAGGAGTTTACAAGGTATTCAAATGCAGGATTGCAGCCACAGTATCAGGGCACAGACTTCGGTGTGGATATGGGCTACAGAGTTCCTGTATTCGACATTGAGGTAAAGGCAGAAAAGGAGAGCGCATACACTCAGTTGTCACAGAATGAGCTTGCACTTCAATTCTACAATCAAGGCTTTTTCAATCCTCAGTATGCAGATCAGGCGCTTGCCTGCATTGATATGATGGACTTTCAAGGTAAGGGCACTGTGATAGAGAAGATACAGGCTAACGGCACAATGTATCAGCAGCTCATACAGATGCAGCAGCAAATGCTACAGATGGCAGAAATGATAGACACTCTGGGCAAGGAAAGAGGCACAGAGTACCACATGGCTGCTCAGATGGCAGATAACATCAATGCAAGACTTGATGCTCAGGGAGCCCCAAGAGGATCTGCAAGAATGCCGGAGACAAACCTCGGTGAGTCTGAGATAACAGCCAATGCAAGGGAGAGGGCGAACAGCGCCACGAGCCCACGCTAATGACTAAGATCTCATACATAGAAAAGGATGGCGACGAGTTTATCGTGGAATGCAAGGGGCACGCAGGATTTGCGGAAGCAGGAAGCGATATAGTCTGCGCAGGGATATCCACACTGGTGCAGACACTTGTAGCCTACCTGCCGGAGGTAACAGATACATTCACTGCGAGGGTAGACAAAGGGGATGTATTTATAACCGCAAAGGGCAGGGATGCATTTATTTGTTACAAGATGATGATGGAAGGCTTAAGGCTCATGGAGTCTGGCTTTCCACAATATCTACAGATAGTGGAGGGTGCACTATAAAAAGTAAAATCCCTTTGCAATAATAGACTTAACAAGGGTCGTGACCTACCACAGATGGAAAAGAAAGGAGCTTTATGCCCGACATTTTTTTAGACCTTCAACTCTTTGGAGAGGAAGGCGCAAGCATGGCAGGAGCCGATAGCGGCTCAAGCGGAATCGCCACCGCAACAGCAGAAAATCCTGCTGCCGAAGGAGTAGCTACTGGAAGCACAGGAGAGCAGATCGCACCTGCAACCGCAGATCAGAGCGGAGCACCAGTCGAAGAGACATGGGATAGTCTGATAAAAGGTAAGTACAAGAGTGACTACGACAAAGCCATTAAGAAAGCGATTAACAACCGCTTCAAGAATGACAGGAACCTGCAGGGTCAGATAGACTCAATAGATCCTATCATCAGAACAATGGCAGAGCGCTACGGAGTAAGACCTAACCCGGATGGCTCAATACCTATTGCGCAGCTACAGGCAGCTATTGATAATGACAATTCCATCTACGAGAAGGAAGCATTTGAAACGGGCATACCTGTGGAGCAGCTCAAGCGCACCAAGCAGCTTGAGAGAGAGGTTGCACAGTTGCGTAACCAGAATGCGCAGAGCGAGAGAGACAGACAGTGGAATGAGGTTGTGCAGCAGGCAGAGGCAGCAAAGCAGGTTTATCCTAACTTTGACCTTGATTCCGAGATGCAAAACCCTAACTTTGGAAGGCTGCTTGCTACAATGCAGAAATCAGGCTTTCCGAATGCAGTTAAGACTGTATATGAGATCATCCACAAGGATGAGATCATGGGAGGGGCAATGGCATATGCAGTGCAGCAGACCCAGAATAAGATATCAAACTCCATTCAGTCTGGCATGACCAGACCTGCGGAGAATGGTATAGGGCAGCAGAGCACAGCTTCCGTAGGAAATGTAGATCCTTCTAAGCTTACCAAAGCACAGATTGACGATATAAGGAAACGTGCTGAGAGAGGCGAGAAAATCACCTTCTAGCACTTACCGACACGCAAACAGAGCGTGCCGCTAACCTACAAAAGCTATAGGAGGACTTTAAAATGAAAGATCTTAAGTGGTTTGACATTCAGCTTTTTGCTAACCCAAACACTAACACAACTAATGATGGTGCTGCATCAGGCGATACACATACTGTTCAGCCTACCATGAAAACTTTCTACAAGACCTCACTCCTTGAGAATGCAAGGAATGAGCACTACTTCAACCAGTTCGGACAGAAGCAGCCACTTCCTAAGAATGGTGGCAAGAAGGTTGAGTGGAGAAAGTTCGACACATACGCAAAGGCAACAACACCTCTTACAGAGGGCGTTACACCTGATGGTAACTTTGTAAACATGACAAAGATCGAGAAGGAGATCAGCCAGTTTGGTGATTACACAACCATCTCAGATCGTCTTGAGCTTGAGGCAGTAGATCCTGTAATCGCAGCTATCACAGAAGAGCATGGCGCACAGGCAGGTGATACCCTCAATATCATCACACGTAACGAAGTTGTTTCCGGCACAAACGTTATCTATGCAGGTGGCAAGACTTCAAGAGCAACCCTTACTGCATCAGATAAAATCACTCCTACACTTGTAGATCAGGCATTCACTTTCCTTAAGAAGATGAAGGCTCCTACAATCAACGGAGACTATATCGGAATTATTCACCCATCTGTAGCTTATGACCTTAGAGAGAGCGCAGATTGGCTCGACGTACACAAGTATGCTCAGCCCGGAGAGATCTACAATGGTGAGATCGGTAAGCTCCACGGCGTGAGATTCATTGAGGACACAGAGCAGAAGATCTGGGCAGCAGGCGCAAACGACGCAGCCGTATATGCTACTACCATCTTTGGTAAGGATGCATACGGAATTATCGAGCCTTCTGCTGAGTCCTTAGAGGTTATCATCAAGCAGAGAGGTAGCGCAGGTACTGCAGATCCTCTCGACCAGAGAAGCACAGTAGGTTGGAAAGCTTCTCACGCTGCTCAGATCCTCTATCAGGAGAGACTTGTACGTATCGAGTCAGGCTCATTCTACAGTGGCACAGATGCAGCTAACTAAGAAGGAGAAAAGATATGGCACAGACAAAGAAAACTGTTGACGAAGTAGCGCCTGTAGTTACAGGTGACGAGTGGGATAAAATGGTTACTATCCTTGTACCAAGAGCAACCAACGGGGAAGCAAACGTTATCCCTGTTTCCGTAAACGGAAGGGGCTACAAGGTACAGAGAGGCGTAAACGTAGAAGTTCCTGCTCCTATTGCAGAAGTTCTTCAACACAGTTTTGATGCGCAGGAAGAGGCAATCCGCTACATTGAAAATGGTGTAGAGAAGAGCGCTTCTAAGTAAGCGGCAATGAAACAAGGGAGTGGGTTTAGCTCACTCCCTTAATTTGTATAAGGAGTAACTATGGCAACTGTAGCACAGATAATCGAACAGTATAACGCTGAGAGACCTAACCAGACGGAGGACTCTGTAAAGGTACTGTGGCTAAGAAAATGTGAGCAGATGCTTATTAATGAAATATATGTGCAGCATGAACATGACCTTGAGGACGAGTCAAGGATCGAGCTATCAGTCACAGGCTCAACACTCCATATAAAGGCAGCAGGCTCTTTTGCAGAGCATATAGCAAGCTTTGATATGGACTCCAAGCTTTTAGTACCTGAGCCCTACGACGACCTCTACCTGCACTACATAGATCAGAAGATAGCATATCTCAACAATGACAAGGCGCGGTTTAACACTGCATCCACAATGTTCAACAATGCCCTGCTCACATATCAGCAGTACTTTAACAGGACTTATCAGACCAAGAAGGTAGAAAAGAAGCTGTTTAACCATAGCAATCTCTGAGGGAGGGGCTTATGTATTATCCAAGAATAGATGAGAGTGGAAACTCAAGGAACATGATAGATACGTTTCTGGGGTACAACCACAACTATAAGACCGATCTCGGAGAGTTTTACGATATGGAGAACCTATCGTCAGACCAGTACCCTCTATTGTCTCCAAGAAAGGTAAGGGCTAACCTCACAAACCTGCCTGAGGATGATAACTCAGTAAAGCATTTCAGAGGCATTCTGCAGGTAGGCGACACAATTTATGTGCTCTTCAATGAGTACCTGTGGAACCTGTCAACAGATATAAAGACAGACCTCACGGATATTATGGGCGGCGATATAGAGTCAGAGCAGACCATGCTTGTTATGGGCTCATATCTGCTACTTTTCCCTCTCAAGGCTTATGTAAACCTTAATGACCTTGAGGATATGGGAATGATGGAGGCGGACTTTGCTGCGCCTGAGGGCATAACAGTAACCTACTCTCCATGTTCTCTGTCCGGGGCAGATCTCCAAAACCTTGAGGTAGCAGACAATGCACCAGAATCACCTGCGCACGGCGATTACTGGATATGCACAAGGGAAGAGACACAGGGCTTGTACTACTACAACTCTTATAAATCGGAGTGGGAGGCAGTAGCCACAGGCTATATCAAGATCAGCATACCGGGGGCAAACCTCACGCAGTACTTTGAGGAAGGGGATGCAGTATTCCTCAACACCAAGTTATCTGATATCAACGAGGGATCAGTTATACAGAAGCTTGATGATGAGTACATGGTAGTCATAGGATTTATGACTGCTGCCACGGACTCGGAGACAACAAGCAGCGCATGGACTCTCACAGCAAAAAGGAAGCTTCCCAAGCTTGATGCAGTCTGCACTGATAAAAACAGAGTATGGGGCTGCCACTATGGTTATGACAGTTCTACCCACAAGGTAGTCAATGAGATATACGCAAGTAAGCTCGGAGACTTCAAGAACTGGTATGTATATCAAGGACTCTCTACGGATTCCTATGCACTGACAGTAGGAGACTTAGGAGACTTTACCGGGTGCATATCCTATCAGGGATATCCGCACTTCTTTAAGGAGAATAAGATCTACAAGATCTATGGCTCATATCCTGCAGAATATCAGCTTGTGCAGATGGATGCAGAGGGAGTGCAGAAAGGATCCTCAAAGTCTCTGGTAGTTTTAGGAGACTACCTTCTCTACAAGGGAATAAGTGATGTGTGCGTATTTGATGGCTCAAGACCTGCAGCCATTTCAAGACCGCTCTCAAGGGAGACGCTCTTTTATGATGCGGTGGCAGGTGGCTGCCAGAATAAATACTACATATCTATGGAGACAGAGAAGGGCACCAAGAGGCTTTTTGTATATGACCTGCAGCATGGATTCTGGGAGAAGGAGTCTGGGCTTCCTGCAGTGCAGTTCACAAAGTCCATAGACGGACAGCTCTATGCAATGTGCGCTGATAATGTATATGGAATAGGCAGCAGGAATAATTCCATATACACACAGGAGCAGGTGCTTGATGAGGAGTGGACGGAGTTTTATGCGGAGACAGGAGAGATGGGGTATGAGTCACCAGATCACAGCTATGTCTCAAGGATAACTCTAAGAGCCTTTATCCCCACAAGATCAGAGCTCAGGGTAGAGATTTCCTACGACGACAGACCATATGACACTGTGGGAACCTTAAGAGGGCACAGCGAGATATCTTCCCAGTCGCTTCCTTTTGCGCCTCTAAGGTGCGATCACTTCAAGATAAAGATAAGCGGTCACGGAGACATAAGAGTATATTCTATGGCTCTTACGATTGAGAGGGGAAGTGAAGAGTAATGTATCTGAGAATAGAAAGACCAAAGCTTGATAAGCAGACGCCGGAGGAAAACCTTGCAGTGGTTGACAGGTGGATAGCCGATACTGCAGACAAGCTCAACTATTTTATCGAGGAAATAAACAGGAAGGAGGAGCAAAACAGTGGCGGCAGAACAGGTAATTGATACCATTGAATATGGCGGCGTTACGTATGTCTTTGTGGATTCCACTGCCAGAGAGAATATCTTAAGTGCCATTGAGCGTATGAACAAGCTCAATGAGAGGCAGACAAATGCGCTGCAGGATGAGATCAGAAGGGCAACAGGCAAAGAGGATGCACTGGAAGAGTCCAAAGTAACAAAGGTGGCAGGAAAAGACCTGAGCACCAATGACTTTACGGATGAGTACAAAGATATGCTCGACAATCCTGCGATCATGCAGGGAGCGACAGCCAGTGAGGACGGAGCAAGCGGACTTGTACCTCAGCCTCTTAAGGGGCAGCAGGGTTTATACCTTGATGGTGGCGGCAATTATAGCAAGCCACATGATACAACCTATGACCCGGTAACACAGACTGCTAATGGTCTTATGATCGCATCTGACAAAAAGAAGCTCGACTCTTTGGAGGATGAGCCCAACGATCAGGCAGCCTGCACAACAACTTTTGTAGGCAACGTGATAACAGAGACCTTTGGAAACGGAAGGACTGTGCAGACGACCTTTAACAGCGACGGCTCTATCACGCAGGTTATCACAAAGGCAGACGTAGACACAATAACGCTTCACACAGTGTTTAATAGTGATGGCTCTATCACAAGAACCAAAACTATCACGCCTGTGAACAGTTAAGGAAGGAGGATATATGAGCGCATATGTTAGGGAATTAAAAGACAATAACGGCGATACAGTATATCCGCCTAGTCTTGCAGATGCAATCTACATGAAAAATGGCGTTGATACTGTAGGCAGGATCCTTGAGGATCAGATAGACCAGAACACGAACATTGTATTTGGCACTGGTACTATCACCGAAACACTTGCATCCGGCAGCGTAGTACTTACTGAGTTTATGCAGGATGGAAGTATCAGGGAGACAACGACCAATAAAGACGGCGTTGTAGTACAGGTAAAGACCACCACATTTAATGATGATGGCAGTATAAACATAGTTATAAGAGAGGAGAGTTAAGATGGGATTTGCGGATAATTTCTACTACGGACAGTGCAAAGTAGTAGCGACTTCAACAACTACTGCAGACAATGGCAAAACAGTTGTTATTACAAACGCAGGTGGCAGAACATGGAGCGGCACAATGGCAAACAAGAAGTGTGAGTTCATGCTTCCGCCAAGAGACATTTACACTATTCAGCTCAAGAGCGGTAATACTGTACAGTATTCAACAACAATTGAGCTTGGGTACGGAGAGTGCAGACAGATCATGGTAGGAATGGATCCTACAACTGCGACAGGAATAAAGGCGATCGTCAACGCAGGTCTTGAGAGCCAGTTCTTCCAGACAGGAGATCAGATCCAGTTTAAGGAGAATGGCGTCAATGTTAAGTTTGATGTGGTTCATGTAGGGTACAGAACAGCTAAACATGGACATAATATCATCCTGCAGAGGCACGATTGTTTGACTCAGACAAAGCAGATGAACACAAGCGATACGAATGTAGGAGGCTATAATTCATCACTTATGAAAACCTTCTTGGATTCCGACTACTTCAATCTGCTTGATTCAGATTTGCAGGCGGCTATATCGCAGTATGAGTGGCAGGGATCAGTAGGTAATAAGTCCTCAAGTCTGCAGACGGAACAGCATAAGATATGGCTCCCTGTTGAGTATAACGTTTTTGGAGCAACTACTTATGCAGCACAGACAGAAAAGACCACAGGCGGCGCAGAACAGTTTGCATATTATGCTACTGCTGCCAATAGAGTTAAGAGTGCGAACGGAGCCTCCTGCCTTTGGTGGTTGTCGTCTCCTTATGTGGGCGACGCCACGTTCTTCTGCGTTGTGAACACTTCTGGTGCTGCCGGCTACTACAACGCGTCCGCCTCTAATGGCGTTGCGCCCTGCTTCCTTATCGCAGCCGATTAAGGAGCAGAAATTTTGTAACTGCAAACCAATCCGGCTGCAATCCCTTTTAATCCCTGCCCATCCGGGGCAGGGGTACTTCAAAGGAGAGAAAGAGTTTATATATGTCAGTCAGAACAGATCAGCGAAAAGATAGCCCTGCAGAGTTCCTAAACTCTGCGCATGAACTGGAAAAGCTCACTATTCAGCTTTCAGTAAGAGAGAATGCAATCCCAAAGAGATATAGATTTATCTTAGGACAGCCCATGTGTGATGCGGCAAGAGCCATTAACAGAAACATCACATATGCGAATGCACTCTATCCTACGACAACCGAACAGTATGCAAGGCGCAGGGGATATCAGCAACTTGCGAAGGGCGCTCTCGCAGATCTTCTGGAAATGATGCGACTTGCCTCCGAACTGCTGCCCATAAAGGACACAGTAATGAATGAGTGGCAGGCTATAGCATATAAGACACATAAAGCTCTCGTATCATGGATGCAGTCGGATGCTTCAAGATACAAGGATCTAAAATAGGTTACAGACTGTTACCTCCTGCAATTGGTGGTTGTCGTCTCCTAATGTGAGCAACGCCACGAACTTCTGCAATGTGAACACTTCTGGTGCTGCCAACAACAACAACGCGTCCAACTCTAATGGCGTTGCGCCCTGATTCCGCACAGTTTTTATTTAGACCGAGTAAGTCATTATTGACCGAAAGCATAAAGTAGTGCGTGGAAGGAGCCTGTAACCTTAGCGATAAGCTTAAATATGATTCCTCATGCATCCTCCCGGACGCTTCTTGCATGGCAGGGGCGGCGCCCTGTTTCATGGGAAAGGTGCTACGTATCTGGTAATGCCACAATTGATATAGGGGAATGAATAGTAAAGAAAGACACGAAGCAAGATACCTTAGGCGCAAGGCTAAAAGGGAACTTGCAAAAGCAAAGAGGAATGAAGGGCACACCTTTGATGTTGTCACGGATCCTTCCTCTTTGAGAAAAGCATTCTACTCTGCACGCAAGGGCGTGAACTGGAAAGCCTCTGTGCAGAGGTATGGCGCGAATGTGATAAAGAATACATACGAGACCTCGTTAAAACTCAGAGCAGGCAAGAATATATCCAAAGGCTTTATAGAATTTGACCTGTGCGAGAGAGGAAAGAAGCGGCACATAACCTCAGTGCATATATCCGAGAGGGTTGTGCAGAAAAGCGTATGTGACTATGGAATAGTACCTGTCATGGAAAAGAGCCTTATCTATGACAATGGAGCCTCCCAGAAGGGCAAGGGTACAGACTTTGCAAGGGAAAGATTAAAGAAGCACCTTAGACAGTACTACAGGAAGTACGGCAATGACGGCTACATCCTTCTTGGAGACTGTCATGATTTCTTTGGAAGCATAGACCACAGCATTGTTGAAAAGAACATGAGGGATATGCTGACAGATGGAAGGCTTGTAGATCTTGCAATGAGCTTTATCACTCCATTTAACAGAGGCTTAGGTCTTGGCTCGCAGGTATGCCAGATCAATGCGGTGACCTATCAAAACAGGATAGACCATAGTATAAAAGAAGTATGGAGAAAGAAATGGTATGCGCGTTACATGGATGATTTCTATGTAATATGCAGGGATAAGGCAGAAGCTAAGGAGCTTTTAAAATATTTCATAGGCGCATACAGGGAGTATGGCATAGAGCTTAATCTTAAGAAAACGCAGATAGTAAGGCTCTCGCATGGCTTTGTGTGGTTGCAGGATCGGATATACCTGCTGCCTACAGGAAAGATAATCGACAAGCCGGGTAGAAGTGCCATAGTCCGCAACAGGAGAAAGCTCAAGAAAATAGCGAAGAGGTTTGATAATGGAGAGATAACCTTTGCGCAGGTGCTTAACTTCTACAATTCCCATACAGGCTATCTTTCCCATAAGGATGCGTATTTCACCAAGAGGAACATGGATAAACTATTCAACGAACTATTTATAAGGAGGTTTGTGTATGAGCAAGATCGTTATGCTTAACAAGGACAGTGTTGTTATCGACATTGTAGATATGGTTAAGCCAGTAAAGAAGTCACGCAGGGGTATTACAATCCTGTGTGCACCTGAGGAAGCAGAAGGGTATGTGGGCTCTGACAATAACACTGTGTATGCAAAGATGGGCGCACAGTTTCAGCCTACATACTATGACATAGCAAGTCTGTACACAGTAGAAGAGATCCCTGAGCAGATCACTCCACTGGCATATAAGTATAACCCTGAGGATGGGTTTGTGCTTAATGAGGATCCTTACCCGGAGACAAACTTACGGCTCACTCAGCAGATGGCTGCGAAGGTGTCCGAAGAGTCTCTCGGAAACGTAGAAAAGATAGGCGCCGCTTCCTGTGGGCATTATGCGCAGGGCGATATCTTTGTAGCAGGAGGTTACCCTTATGAGGCTCTTGTTGAGATCAATATAGGCAACACTCTTGTTGTAGATGGTAACTGTAAACAAACAAATATAAATGCAGTAATAAATAACCTAAAGGAGGAGTAAGAGTTATGTACGAAGGTAAGTATTATGTAGTTGAGATCACAAAGTATGTGGATGGTACAAAGGATGCATACGGAGTATATCCTCAGGAAACTCTGACAGATGCACTCAAGGCATTCCATCAGAAGCTTGCCGGAGCTATGGGCAATGAGAACTACGCTTTTGAGCTTGTTCATGTTATCAATGAGCTTGGCGCAGTAGTAAAGTCCGAGAGCTTCACAAGGGCATGAGTGGTGACAGGTCACTTACCAGTCTCCTGCTAAGACAGGAGCAGATCATTGAGGAGCTTACAGAACTAAATAAGGAGCTCACAGAAGTACTGGCACAGCACATTGAGGTTGAAGAGGAAGAGTCAAGGTAGGCTCTTCCTCTTTTTTAGGGTGTCCTATATTTTGAGAGGTTATTTAAGTACCATAAATATAGCGAAGGTCTTTGGAATTATGAAGGAGAAAAAGACAATGAAATTCTTATTTGATATTCAGCTATTTGCAAGCTCAAGCACAAAAGGTGGCTCTACGTCGCAGAGCCAGTCCAATACTACATCCTATTCTGAGGGCGGCTCATCCACAGAGGGCGGCTCACATTCTCACACTGAATCAGATACCCACACAGAAGGTGGCTCACATTCTGAGAGTTACGGCAAGTCGTGGTGGTCTGGGCAGGTAGAAGAGAATACCAGACAGCACAGGGACGCATACAACACAGACTATGAAGAGGGCGCAAAGGTCACGGATGCCTACGACAGATTGCAGGAGACTCTTGATAACAAGCCTACGTTTGAGTCCAAGTACGAAGATAAGCTCAACAGCTTGTATGAGTCCATCATGAACCGGGATAAATTCAGCTACGACTTCAATGCAGATCCTATGTACAAGTTGTACAAAGACCGATACACGGCGCAGGGCAAGCAGGCTATGGAAGATACCCTCGGAAAAGCTCAGGCTATGAACGGCGGCTATGGATCTTCTTATTCCCAGTCAGCAGGGCAGCAGACATACCAGAACTACCTGCAGGAGCTCAACGACACGATACCTACTCTCAGAGATCAGGCGTTTGAGCAGTACCAGTACGAAGGGCAGGAAATGCTTAACAAGTATGGCATTACTGCAGACGCATACGACAGAGAGTACGGACACTACAGAGATGATGTTGCAGACTGGCAGAGTGACAGATCTTACTATGATGCAGCCTACAGGGATGAGCGTAACTTTGATTACGACCAGTTTGCTAATGAGCGTAATTACTGGAATAACGAGTACTGGACTGAGAAGCAGTCTGAGACTTCCAATTATCAGATCACAGATACAAATTACTGGGAGGACAGCCACACATCCTCAGACACAGATACATCCTACTGGGAGAATAGCTCTAATTGGAATAGATCTAATAGCCAGACAAACACTTCCGCGAACACAAGCTCTTGGAGCAATACCAACAGCGCAGGCAGTGGCGGAGGATCAAGCGCAAGAGCTAAGGCAGCAGGCAGTACTGCAAGCGGCGGTAATTCCGGGAATAATCTTAACCCTGCTCCATACAAAACCTCATCTGCTCTCACTGGTTCAAGTAATGAGGATATACAGGAGATGGTTAATACTTACAAGCAAATGTCTCAGACAGGCGCAGGCAAGAGAATGTTTGAGTACAACATGAAGCAGGCAGGTTACAATGACGCGGATCTTGAGGTAATACAGAAGGTTGCTGATGGCGAAAGATACTGGAATGGCAATCAGGCAAACATTTCGCAGGAAGATTTGGCAGACCTCATCAAACAGATTGAGGAAGAAGAAAAGAAAAAGGGCGTATTCAATACAGGCTTATGGAGGTAAGGTATGGCAAGAAGCGGCGCATGGGCGAGTGTAAAAAACGCATTAAGAACAGCAGGGGTAACAACTCCTGCTAGTTCTTTTGATGAGGAAGAGGAGAGAAGGCGCAGAGAAGCTCAGACACAGGAGCTTTATAACAGCTACGCCTCAGAAGTGAATAATGCAGAGGCTTTTGGGCAGGCTCAGAGTGGTGGTAATGCAGAGGCTTTTGGGCAGACTCAGGGTGCTAACAATGCATCATGGGGTGGATCTCAGAGCAATAATATGTCTCCGTGGCAGAGAGCTAAACAGAGCATGGCTGCAGGCAGATATAGCGACATAGAGGATCCTTTGGAAAACCTCAGAGAGTTTGCGAGCAGGAAGGCAGAGGCAGACAGGCAGGCTGCGGCAGAGGCGGAGAGACTCAACACGCTTCATGAAAAATATGATTCTCACAGTCAGGGCAGATATACTCCGGCAGAGGTTGCAAGCGGAAAGTCTGATATCAAAGCTCTTGGACTCACAAGGGATCAGGAAGATATGCTCCATGAGTATGTAAATGGATGGGGCTATGATGTTAATACAGGCGCTGCAGCTACAGAGTTCCTTAAAAAGAGCGGCATGGATTATGACACGTTTGTCAAAGCTATTGACGCATACAGAAGAGGCAATAATGCAAAGTTTGCTGAGAGCTCAGTGCTTACACCTTCTGAGACTGTAGAGTATTCACAGATGCAGATAAACAGCCTATCGAAAGAGGAGAGAGCTGCTCTTGATAAGGTTGCTGCAGGTAATGAGTATAAGCTCGGCAGGGATGATGCAGGAAAGAGCAGGGCACAGGTAGGCAAAGAGATGAATGCTGCCAATGCCCAGATCAAAGAAGGCAAGGAAGAGCTCAAGGCTCTTGGTTGGGATGATGATAAGATTTCAAAGTACATTGATTATGCGTCCTACATTTCCAATGCAAAGCTCACAGATGAGTACAACCAGAACTTTAACATAGATCCTAACGCAAGCACAGGAGAAAAGGTAAAGGGCAGTATTAGAAATACTGGCTACGATCTTTTAATGACTCCTATCAGAGGTTTTACTGCGCTTGCGGACAATGCAGTGGATCATCCCTCAGGACTTGGCAGGGATGTGAACGGCATGGGATCAAGAGCCCTTAACGCCTCCGAGTACGCCACAGGGCAGGTAGTAAACAATGCTATCACGGATGAGCACCCAATAGCGCAGGGCGCATATCAGATCGGCGTGTCAACAGCAGAAGCAGGAGAAATGGCTCTGATATCTTCTGCAATACCGGGAGGACAGGCAATTACTCTTGGGGCATATGGCACACAGGCTTATGCATCCGGCTACAAGGAAGCTAAGGAAAGAGGCGCTACTAACGAGCAGGCTAATATGTATGGTATCGCCGCAGGATCTGCTGAGGTACTCACTGAGAAATTATCCCTCGATCATCTGTGGGGCATGGCTAAAGGTACTAAGGTAGGCAAGAAGCTTATCGTGGACTGGCTTGCACAGGCAGGTATTGAAGGGTCTGAGGAGATGGCGTCAGATCTTCTTAACAGATACTCCGATTACCTCATACTTGGTAAGGATGGCAAGAACGCTCAGACTCAGGCTATTGAAGCTTACATGGAACAGGGGCTTTCAAAGGAAGAGGCTACTAAGCAGGCTGAGTTTGATTTTTGGAAGCAGGTTGGTTTTGATGGCTTAGCAGGTGCCGTATCTGGTGGCGTGCTTGGTGCAGGTGGAGCTATTGCAGGAAACATCAACGCCAATGCACAGCAGAGCGCTATCTCTGACTACTACAATTCAGTAGCAAGGGATGCAGCTACAGATACTCAGTATGACAGGGATATGAAGGCACAGGCAGAGAAGTATGCCCAGAACCCTATCCGCCTTATGGCAGATACCATAGACGACTCTACAGAAGTGGGCAGGCAGCAGAAGGCAGAAGTACTTGAGTATGCCAAGAAGTACGAGAGAGACGGCAAGCTCTCTGCTCAGGATAACTTTGCCCTCAACAGATCTATGGAGATCGCAGAAGAGGCACGCACTCCACAGGAGAAGTACGAACAGTACCTCAGAGAAGCTTCTCAGACTCCTTCTGAGTTCCGTACTGCGGCTACTGGTATCACAGCAGAAGAGGGCAGAGCTCAGATGCAGGATGCCATCAGAAATGGAGACGTGGCAGGGCTATCTGCGGCTTACAATGCAATGAAGAGTTCTACTTCATCCGAGGCAAGAAACAACGCAGATGAGGCTTTAAATGAGTTCTCGGCTATGGCTAAGGCAAACGGATTTACAGAGCAGGATCTTGAGGGCGTTAAGACTTCTGCTCAGGACGCATATACAAGAGCCTTAAGGGGAGAGTCAAGAGAAAGTCTTGGCTATCTTTCAGAGACTTCCGAGAGGGCATTCAAGGAAGGCGAAAAAAAGAGGATCGAGAATAATAACGCCGTATATCACACAAGCAATGAGGTAGCAGTTGACATAGTTAATAGGAGCGCTGCAGCACAGAAAACTGTAGCAGCGCAGGAAGGTTATGCAGCCAATATCAAGGAAGGCATGAACCTTGAGCAGTACAACTATGCATTCAATAAGTACTACAATGCAGGTGCCACAGGCGTTAAGTATGAGAATGCTGCATCTAATGGCATGGGCGCTATAGTAGAGGCTGCACTTGGAAAAGAGACCACGCAGGCTATCTACGATATCGGAAGAGCTGACTATGAGGCAGAGATAAAGAGCAAGGCTTCCTCAGGTCTCAGCAGCGCTCTCGGTGTAAAGAAAGGCACAGGTACTTTCAGAGATTTAAGATCCGGGAATACAAACAACATAGACACAAACATTTTCGATCTGGTGGCAAAAGCAACAGGTCTTGATATCGTGCTCACAAATAAAGGCAAGAAGGGCGTAAACGGATCCTTTAATGTCGGCAAGTCTCTTATCACCATCTCAGAGGATCATGCGACAGCTCTTTACCATGAGCTTGCAGAGTTCGCAGAGGTATATGCCTCAGATGAGTACGACAAAGTACGCGACTCTGTAGTAGGGGCAACAAGTAGAGTCTTAGGATCTGACAAATACCAGTCTGCTATCAATGCATATCAGAGAGTATATGAGCAGATCGACGCAGATCAGACAGTGCTTGAGAGCTCTAAGGAGCTTACTAATGATATGCTTGTAGCCCTCATGAGCACAGAAAAAGGACAGAAGGCTCTTGCAGACTACATGACAGAGAAGTACGGAGTTAAGGAAGCAAAGACTCTGGGCACAAAAATAAAGGACTTCTTTAAGAAGGCTATTAAGTCTATCAGAAGCCTTGTGGAAAATTCTGATATGAACAGCTACCAGAAGCAGCTTGCTGAGTCTAAAGTAGATGAGCAGGAGCAGATCCTTAAGCAGTTCTTTGAAACTCTGGATAAGGCTATTGAGAATTACCAGAATGCCGAGGGGCAGGAAACTGACACTAATAGCAAAGAGAGATTTTCTATAGATATAAACTCTACAGAAGAGGAAAGATACAACGAGCTCAAAAATAAAACAATAGACGTGCCAAAGTATAAGCCCAACCTTATGAGCGTCAATATAGATGAGCTCAGAGAAAAGTCACTCAAAGATGCAAGCAAAGCGATAAAGGAAATGGCTGCTAAGTTGGGGCTTATTAGAGGCGGCTATACAAATGCAGATATCGCAGTGGACTTTGAATTTACTAACGGCTCATTCACTGAAAGTTGGAACAAACAAATGCAGGAAGCCGGGGATCTTAGGTCTACAAGATTCGCAGAAATGTTTACTTGCTTTGAAGATATCATAAACAATGCGCAATTGATTGAGGCGCATGAGGATAGATATAAAGACGGAAAAAGGAAAGACCCGGATCTTAAGCAAGTATTTGTCTTGGTGTCGGCGTTTGAAGATGGCAATGGGATAAATCCTGTAAAGCTTGAAGTAAAAGACTTTATAAAGAAAAATGACAAACTGCACGTATCTATAGTTTTAGATACAATAGAAAAAGCTCGATTCGTCGAGATGGAGTCGGAGAAAAAATCTCTTGATCGCACCTCAAATCAAGCTTTATCTACTTATAAACTAGCAGATTTACTCAAAATTATCAAGACTGATTCGGGAGCAAATTCTGTTAAAAAGTACATTCCAAGCCAGTTTGAGGACAATTATAAAAATTCTCTTAAGGTGGATGGTGCCGAAGGTAAGACTGATATCAGGTTTTCTCTCCCTGTAGCAGAAGAGGATAACAGAGTATTCTATGTTCGCAACACAGAGGTAGTGCAGAATCCTACCTCTAAAGAGTATGAGCAGATGCGCGAGGCTATCTATAAAGATCGTCCGTGGCTCAGGGGCACAGGAGAGGCTATCTTAAGACACACCTATGATGAGCAGGGCAATGAGTACTACTGGGATGCAATGGGAGGAATGCACTCTCAGATCGAGCCATACATCAATGAGAGATATCACACCAGAACCTCTCAGCAGTGGGAGTGGTGGAAGAGAGAAGATAAGGACGATTTCCCAGTAAACTACAAGCGTGGCGCAGACATAAGATATTCTCTTGGCGGAATATATGCGCAGGGCGTAGATGATGCATCCTATAGAAAGGCATACGCTCTTGAGCGTGCCGGAAAGAGTGCGGAGGATATCTATAAGGAAACAGGATGGTACAGAGGCGCAGATGGCAAGTACAGATTTGAGATCAGTAACAAGGACTCAAAAGTATTTATTGATGGGCTTGCTAAAGTGAGTGACAGCGAAGAGTATAAGAGGTTTACTGAACTCAACAACAAGCTTAATAATTCCAAGAACTACGAAAACTCAGAGCAGTTTG